AGTAACGATGCAATCATTGTGGCATCTTATGGTACGTTCAGTACAGGTATCAATATTCGCAATCTTCATAACATCATATTTGCTTCTCCTTCAAAGTCCAAGGTACGAAATCTTCAATCCATCGGTAGAGGACTTAGACTTGGGGAAAATAAGAGTACCGCTACGCTCTACGATATAGTCGATGATTTAAAATGGAAGAGTAGACGAAACTTTACTTTAGAACATTTCCTTGAAAGGATGAAAATTTACAATGAAGAAAAGTTTAAAATTAAAATGTATAAGATAGACCTATGAAGGTAGAAAAATCAATCGGAATCAAAATCATCAAAATGTCTAACATGGATGACATTGTTGGTGAGATGTTCGAAGCAACTGATGACAATCGGAATGCATTGTTGCTAGGCAAGGATGTGATGCAAGTCAATGTCATGCCTGGTCAAACAAGAGAAACATCTTTGATGAGCGTAACCCCATGGATTCCGTTTGCAGCAGACGATGAATTCGTACCTATATACTATGACAGTATTGTAACTATCGTGAATCCCACTCCGTCATTCGTGGAGTATTACGACAATGTAAGAAAACGATGGAACAATTCGAAATCCGACACATACGATGTGATACGGAGTCATGCGGATAATTTAGATGAGGTGAAAAGTCCAACAGACGAAGAGTTGGATGAGATTGAGCGTGAAGAGATGATGGAAGCAATGTTTGAGGGTAAGAAGGGTACATATCACTGACCCCCAACACAAACACTAATAAGAATAATTTAATCCTTATCACACCCAACACCTGTATAATAACACAGTTGTCAAGGGTTGTCAAGCACAATCTTCAAAAAAACAACAAAAAATATTACTTGACATTCGCCTCAAGTTACGCTATAATGTATCTATTATAAAAGTTGGAAATGTATCTACGACCTGTAGATGCACTGACCTTCAACAACGTGGAGTGAACATGGCAGAGAAAAACCACTATGTGGACAATAAAAAATTCCTAGAAGCATTGCGAGAGTATCGAGCAATGGTGATAGAAGCAGAAGAAAGCGGTGAACCCAAACCTCGCATTCCAGAGTATATTGGGCAATGCTTTCTACTGATAGCACAAAGACTATCATACCGTCCTAATTTTATGAATTATACCTATAAAGACGATATGATTTCAGATGGCATTGAAAATTGTCTAACCTATATCGACAATTTCAACCCAGACAAATCCAATAATCCATTTGCATATTTTACGCAGATTATCTACTACGCATACATTAGACGTATTCAGAAAGAGAAGCGACAGACATATATCAAGTACAAAGCAACAGAGAAAGCAAACATCTTTGGTGAACTTGCAAGTATGGATGCTACTGCTGAAGGGTTCGAAGACATTCAATATGTGTCTAACGGACATATGGAATCTTTCATTGAAGACTACGAAGAGACAAAGCGCAAGAAGAACGAGAAACGCAAGAAGCGTGGTATTGAAAAACTTTTAGAAGATGATGAGGATTCGGATAATTAAGTATGAAAGTATTATTGATTACAGACCAACACTTTGGTGCGAGAAATGACAGTCAAGCGTTTTTGGATTACTATGAGTTATTTTACTCACAAGTAGTCATTCCTTACATTGATGAACACAACATAACCACAGTTATTGACTTGGGTGATACTTTCGATAGACGTAAGTATGTGAACTTCTATACACTAGAACGTGCTAAGAAGATGTGGTTCAATCCGTTGGCAGAACGTAACATTACCGTTCACACACTAGTAGGTAACCATGACACTTACTACAAGAACACCAACGAAATCAACTCCCCCGACTTGTTGTTGTCTGACTACGATAACATCATCACATATCCAGCACCTCGTGTAGTGGATTTTGATGGTACACCTATTGCTATGCTTCCATGGATTTGTAGTGGTAACTATGGCGAGAGTTTAAACTTCATTGAAACCGCAAAGGCAGATGTTCTATGTGGACACCTAGAGTTGTCTGGTTTTGCAATGTATAAGGGGTACGAAAATGACCATGGAATGGATAAATCTCTGTTCAACCGTTATGACACAGTTTTTACTGGTCACTACCATCATAAAAGTGATGATGGGCGTATTCATTATCTTGGCAATCCATACGAACTTACCTGGTCTGACTACAATGACTATCGTGGGTTTCACATTTTTGATACTGATACTCGTGAACTCAACTTCATCCGAAATCCATACCGTATGTTTCACAAAGTCTTCTACAACGACAGCGCAGTTGACGAATACTCTGAATTAACACTTGACAAAGAGAAACTTTCCGAGTATAATGGTAAGAATATCAAGGTGGTGGTGCAGTCCAAGAACAATCCGTATTGGTTCGATATGTTCGTGGATGAAATTTACAAGTCTAACCCTGCTCAACTAAGCATCGTTGAAGACCATTTGAATATGGATGAACTTGATGACGATGACCTAGTTAACGAAGCAGAGGACACACTAACCATTCTTGAAAAATACATTGATGCATTGGAAATTGATGCAGATAAAAAACAACTAAATTCGTTGATGCGTAACTTGTATCAAGAAGCAATGAACGTGGAAAGTGCATGATTAAGTTTCAGAAGATTCGTTGGAAGAACTTTCTTTCAACTGGTAATGTCTTTACGGAAGTAATTCTTGACCGTTCACCGAATACCTTGATTGTAGGTAATAATGGTGCGGGCAAGTCAACCATTTTGGATGCGTTGACTTTTGCTTTGTTTGGTAAACCATTCCGTAAGATTTCAAAACCCCAACTGGTAAACTCCATCAATCAAGGTGGTGCATTGGTTGAGGTTGAATTCTCTATTGGCAGTAAGGATTATCTAGTCCGTAGAGGTATCAAAAAAAATATCTTTGAGATTGAGTGTAATGGTTCGAAGGTCAACGAAGAAGCAAACATTCGTGACCAACAAGAGATTCTGGAAAAGCAGATTCTCAAGTTGAACTACAAGTCATTCACTCAAGTTATCATTTTGGGTAGTGCATCATTCACTCCGTTTATGCAACTATCTGCCGCTAACCGTAGAGAAGTGATTGAGAACCTATTGGATATTGAGATTTTCAGTACCATGAATTCTCTTCTCAAGTCTCGTATGCAACAGATGAAGCAAGACCTAACCGATTGTCAATATCAGTTGGACTTGTCGAAAGAAAAACTAGAGTTGCAGAACGATTATTTGGCAACACTAAAGAGTGATAACGAAGAGAAACGCAAGCAAAATCAACAAGAGATTGTTCGTGCAGAAGCAGCGATTGCTACGCACGAAGCAAAAGTAGAAGCGTTGACTGAGCAAGTGGAAGAACTCAAAGAAAGCATTTCTGATTCTGACAAGACTTCTAAGTTGAAACAAAACTTGAGCGACATGCGTACCAAGTTGAACAACACAATTAAGAAGCATCAAACAGAGATTGAATTCTATGAGGAACATTCGAATTGTCCTACATGTCACCAAGAGATTGAAGAGCATTTCAAAGAGTCGAAGGTTGTAGAATTCAAAGACAAGATTGTTGCGGTTGAAACTGCACTACCAGAACTCAAAGAGAAGTTGAAGGAAGCACAAGAGCGACTTGATATTATCAGTGATGTTCAACAACAAATCTTTACGTTGAACAGCGACATTTCACTAGAGCAATCTAGCATTAATGGTCTACAGAAGTATATCTCTAAGGTGCAAAAGGATTTGGGTGCGCTACTAGAGCAAGCAGACCAAAGCGATGAAAGTAAAATCGAAGAGTTGCGTCAACAGATTAAGGTGTTGGATACTGCAAAAGAAAAGATGTTGCAGAAGCAATACATCCAAAACTTTGCGGCATCTCTACTTAAAGATACTGGTATCAAGACAAAGATTATCCGTCAGTACCTACCAATCATCAACAAATTGGTTAATAAGTATTTGAGTAACATGGATTTCTTTGTGCAGTTCGAACTTGATGAAGCATTCAATGAGACAATCAAATCACGACACCGTGACGATTTCTCATATGATAGTTTCTCAGAAGGTGAGAAAATGCGTATTGACTTGGCATTGTTGTTCACTTGGCGTAGTGTTGCTAAGATGAAGAACTCAATCAATACGAACCTACTTATTCTAGACGAAGTGTTTGACTCTTCACTAGATGGTGGTGGTACAGATGAGTTTATGAAAATTCTAAACACACTGAATGCGGATACTAACGTGTTTGTTATCTCTCACAAAGGTGACCAACTGTTCGATAAATTCCACAGTGTGATTCAGTTTGAAAAAGTGAAAAATTATTCAAGGATTGCGAAATGAGTGAAGAATCAACTAATGTAGAACAAGTCAAGGATTACCAAGCAAGTTATCCTGAAAACATCAAAGCACTATTAGAGAAAACTAGTCGTGTTGATATTGCTAATGACGAAGAAGTAACAAACGTTGCGAGATACTTCCGATTCCAATCGGATATTGACCAACAGAACTTTAAAGGGTTTAAGATGTGTGGGCATTACCCTTTTGAATCTCCCCCTCTATTAGAGATGAAAGACGATTTTACTTTCGTCTTGACCCCTATGCTTTTGTCTAAGGTGTTGTGGAAGATTTGTCAAGAACGTAATGCAATTTCTATGCACGCCGCACAAGTGGGTGTCAACTACGATTTCTTCATTATTCGAAATGCTCGTGACCCAGATACACGATTGGATGGTGAACCAGAATACGAGACATTTATCAATTCTCGTTTGAATGGGTTATCTGATGAAGGACAGAAGGGTTCTGAAATCAACTCAAGTTACCCAGGTTTGTATTTGAATATTGAGCGTCCAAAATCTGTTGATGTAATTTACTA